ACAAAAATTGATACCTTACCTCCAGGCTGTCTATCAATGGATACTAAGGTTTCATTATTGGATGGTCGAGAATTATCTATCAAAGAAATTGAAGATGAGATGAATGAAGGTAATGAGTTGTGGACTTATTCGTGTCATCCAGAAACAGGAAAAATATTACCTGGATTAATTTCATGGGCAGGGGTAACCCAAAAATCGGCTAAAGTGATGAAAATTACTTTAGATAATGGCGAAAGCATAGTTTGTACTCCAGATCATCAATTCCCTGTTTATGATAAAGGGTTTCTTAGAGCAGATGAATTAGAAGAAAATGAAAGTATGATTCCTCTTTATAGGAAAAATGAATTTATATCAAAAAATAAAAAATTAGAGTATGAACAATTTTTTGACAATGAAGATAAAAAATGGAAATATACTCATAGAGTAGTTGGTAAAAATCTAAAAGATAAAGTTGTAAATTATACAATACATGATAAAGAATATTCTAATGGTCTTTACGACGTACTGCATCATAAAGATATTAATAGATATAATAATAGTCCATTAAACTTAACATATATGTCTTGGCACGATCATAGAAAACACCATTGTGATACATCTTCAGAAAATTTTAAAAAATGGAAATTAGACAAACCCGAAGACTATATTATTTGGTGTAAAAATAGAAGTGAAGAAACTAAAAGGTGGTGGGCGAGTTTATCTATAGAAGAGTATATAAATCAATGTGAAAAACAAAGTCAAGGAATTAAAGAACATATATATACTTTATCAGAAGAGGACTTTCAAAAAAGAAAAATTCAATCTATTAAAAATAGAGATGTTGGTGCAAAAAGAAAAATTCAAAAAATGAAAAATGATGATCATTATCTTGAATGGGTTTGCGAACAACAATCAAATGGATGGACTGACGATAAAAGAAACCACCATTCTAATTATATGCAAGTAGAAAATATTAGAAGACAAAATGACTCTGAATATATGTCATATTTGAGATTAATTCACACAGAAAAACAAAAAATAGACTATCATATTGAACATATTAAATTTGTTATTGATTTAGTTAAAGGCAAAACGACGCATCAAATTACAAGTAAAGATATATGCAAAATATTAAATGAAAATGATATAATGATGGAATATTTATATGATTTAAATATTAATAAAAATGTTCCTAATTGGTCTGTAGAAGATGGGTTTTCAAGTACGATGTTGGCTAGTTTGGTTAAACAATTCAACTATAAAGGTTGGTCAGATTTTAGAAGGAAAGAATCTGTTTTTAACCACAGAATTGTTAAAATTGAATATTTGGAAGATACTATAGAAGTAGGAACATTAACAATTGATAGTGAAGAAATATTTCATAATTATCATACGTTTGCTCTTTCTGTTGGTATTTTTACAAAAAATTCCAATCTAGGAGAGATGGGTGATATTGAATATTTTAGAAAGAAACTTTTGAAGTCATTAAGAGTTCCTTACTCTAGATTCGATACAGAAGGTGGTATTTCATCAATTGGTTTCGGTGGTATGAATGGTGAAATGTCAAGAGATGAAGTTAGATTTACAAAGTTCATTAACAAGTTAAGGAAAAAATTCGGAACTGTATTTTTTGATTTACTAAAGAAACAATTACTTTTCAAAAATATAATTACAGCTGAAGAATGGTTAGAGTGGAAACCTTATTTTAATTTAAAGTGGGATACCGATTCTTATTTTACAGAAGTTAAAAAGTCAGAAATACTTAAAAATAGAGTTGACTTAGCAGAATCATTAACTCCGTATATAGGTAAATATTTTTCAAATGAATATGTTCAACGAGAAATATTTCAGTTATCAGAAGAAGAAATAAAAGAAGAAACAGATAAAATAGCGAAAGAAAAGAAAAGTGGGTTATACAAATCAGATGAGGAGGAATAATATGTCACACGAAGATTTACTAAGGTACGCAAATGAGAATAAACCAGCAGATTTTACACGAGAGTTTAAATCTAAAGTAGATGTGTTGGTTAAACAAAAGCTTTCACCTAAATCGGCAGTTCAAGTAGAACCCGAAGAAAGTGATCAGGAGTAACATATATGAAAATTATAAGAGAATATAGTTCAGATATCTCAGTTGATACTGTCCTAAATGAAGAAACTAATACTAAGAAATGGACTGTTTCTGGTATTACACTTCAATCAAACATCCAAAATAAAAACAAACGATATTACCCGAAAGATGTTCTCGAAGGCGCTATCAATAAACATGTTAAAGATTTCTTGGCAGATGGTAGAGCATTAGGAGAATTAAACCATCCTGATTCTAATATTTCTTCAATTAACTTAGACCGTGTTTCTCATAAGTTCGTTGAAGTTAAAGAAGATGGAAACAATTATATTACTAAAGCTGAAGTTCTTGATACACCAACAGGTAAAATTGTTCAAAGTCTTTTAGCTGGTAATGTTAAGTTAGGAATTTCTTCGCGTGGTTTAGGTAATGTTAAGGCTGCTAGTGGTAACAATGGTTCATTGGTTGAGTCACTTCATCTAATTTCATTGGGAGATATTGTCGGTGATCCTTCAGCTCCAGATGCTTTTTTGCATGGTGTTTTGGAAGGTATTGAATACGAAATGAAAGAATCAGGAATTATTGAGAAAAAAGCTGTAGAAGAGACAATTGATATATACAGTAAATTGATTCAAGAGGCCAGTAAAGAAGATTTACAGAAAGCTGTTAAGTCTATTTTTGCTGATTTTGTTCGTAAGATAAATAACTAAAATAAGTTAAGTGATAAATAATAATGATATTGTTTAGCACAGAAAATACACAAGGAGACAAATAAATGGACAAACTAATTGAGGCTTTAAAAGCTAAACTTGGAGAAGATACAATCTCTGAGGATTTGGTTGCTGATCTTCAAGCACAGTTTGACGTAGCAATTAACGAGAAAGTTCAAACTCTCGTTGCTGCTAAAGAAACTGAATTGGAAGAAAAAGCATCTGTAGAAATTTCAGAATTCAAGGATTCGTTGATTGAATCTTTAGACAAATATATTGAATATGCTTCTGAGGAATATCTTAAAGAAAATGAGATTGCAATCGAAGCTGGAGCAAAGGTACTTGCTGCTGAGAAAATCATCGAAGCTACTAGAAATGTATTTGCCGAAGTTGGTCTTGAAATTCCTGAATCAGAAGTTGATGTAGTTAAGGGACTTGAAGCTGATCTTGAAGAAGCTAATCAGAAACTTAATGAATCTATTGAGAAAGAAATTAATGCAAAATCTCTCATGTTCGAGTACGAGAAAGCTATTGCTTTTCAGAAAGCAACAAGTACTCTAACTGAATCTAAAGTTGAGTCAGTACACGCTTTACTTGAAGGGCTTGAGTTCAAAGACATTGCAGATTTTACACGCAAAGTTGAAATTGTAAAAGGCAAAATTGAAACAAAAGTAACAGAATTGGAAGAAGACGAAGATAAAAACTTAGACAATCTTGATGATATAATTGAAGACAAAAAAGTGTCCTCAATTGACAAATATCTGAAAGCTTAATTAATACACAAAAGGAGACAAATAAATGTCTGATAAAAGAGTAGTTCTTGCCTCAGAGGACGAGTTAGTACAAAAATGGTTGCCTGTTATTGAATGTACAGGTAAATGGGAAAAAGTTCTTGGTGAAGTTCCCGTTGTAGAAGCAAAATACCAAGGTTTACTTGCAACTCAGCTTGAAGTTCTTGAGCAAGTTGAATTGAAAGAAGCAACTCAAGCTGGTTCTGTAGCTAATTACACTCCAGTTCTTATTCCTATGGTTCGCCGTGTTATGCCTGCTTTGATCGGTAACGAAATCTTTGGTGTTCAGCCAATGACTGGTCCTTCTGGTATGATCTTCAGCCTTAAATCACGTTATCAGGGTCCGGGTACAGATGCTCCGGGGTCAACTTATGAAATTCTTATCCTTGATACAAACGTAGCAGCTCTTCAGGTTGCTGGCGCTGATATCGCAGGTGATGTTTCTGGTGTTGGTACCGTTGTTCATGCAGAAGGAACCAAAGTTCTTGTAAAAATGGTTTCTGGTACTTTCGCAACTTCAGCTGATGTTGATGATGCGGCTGTATATACAGCAAGTGTTGCAGGTGTTTCGGCTTCATTCGCAGATGGTGAAGCATTAGCTCACAATATTTTCTCTTCATTCTCTGGTACAATGACTACCGCTGCTGGCGAGTATCTTGGTACTGCTACTAAAGAGATGGGCTTTGAAGTTACTAGCTCAACAATCAATGCGAAAACTCGTAAATTGAAAACTCGTTGGACTATCGAACTTGAAGACGATTTACGTGCTGTTCACGGCATGAATGCTGAGCAACTTCTTTCCGGTTTCTGCGGTGATGAAATTGTTAAAGAAATGAATCGTGAGTTCATTGACAAAGTAAAAGAGTACGCTGGAGTTGCTGGAACAAACCTATCTCCTGCTACTTGGACTTATGATGTTAATGATGATACTCAGGGTCGTTGGGAAAATGAGAAATACCGTTCCCTCGGAAATGAAATTTCTCGTCAAGCTCTTAAACTTGCATCAGCAAACCTTCGTGGTGCTGCTACTTGGTTAATTGTAACTCCGGGTCTTGTAACTGCTCTCAAAGCAACTGATCGCTTTGTTTCTGCAGGAATTAAGCCTCTTGACAATACCTTCATTGGTACTTTTGATGGAATGAAAGTATACATTGACATGTTCCCTACTACTGTCGGAGAAGCTGTTTACTTCGGTTACAAAGGTGGTCAGGAAGTTGATGCAGGTATGTACTTCTGCCCTTACGTTCCTCTCAAAGTTAACAAAGGTTACGGAGAAGAAGACAATGTTCCTCGTTTGTTCTTCAGCACCCGTTACGGTCTTGCAGAGAATCCTTTTGGTGCAGCAAATTACTACCAGAAGCTTTCGGTTGTTGGTCTTCCCTAATTAACACCTAACCCAATAAAAAGCGACTATCTTAATTGATAGTCGCTTTTTTTTGTCTAAAATTTTGAGTATGATAAATAACTTAGAGAAACTAATTCATACAGTAAGAGGTTTTATATGCACTTTCCCGCTGACATAGAAGGTAAAGCAGAAGCATTTGTTATGGTTCCTGTAGATTACTCAACCGATGGATTAGGGGTGATTAGATCTGTTCCAAATAGTCCTGGGAGAATAACTCTCCCAACTCCTTCAGGAGGATTAAATTTATCTGAAAGTGGAAACTGGGAAGAGACTGTTGGTTATGCGGATCTTGAAGGTGGTGCAGTAGCAACCGGCATTAATAAAGGTATGGGTATGATGGGTGATTTAGGTAAACAAGCCACCACAAAAGGCTCATTTGTTAACGACTATGCCTCTCTAGCATACAGTGGATCAAACTTTAGAACATATACTTTTGAATGGACTTTCTTACCAGAATCTCAACAAGAAGCTGTTGATGTTGCTTCAATAATTAGATACATTAGACAATCAGCATTACCAACATATAAAACCAAATTCTTAGATTTTCCTAAAATGTGGTTAGTTTATCCGGTTATACAAAATCAGATAGGTTTATATTTACAAAATTGTGTTATTACAGATGTAAGTATAAACTATACCCCCGATGGTAATTTAAAAATGTTTAATACATATCACCCAATGCATACAACGATGTCTATTACTTTTAAAGAATTGTTCAGAGCAAGTTCTGAGGACGTTTAATGAAATATTTTTCTAATTTACCCACAATAGATTATTTACCAGGAAATTTAACTAACTCAACAAAGATGAAGAATATATTCATCACTTTAAATGTTATTTTATCTGACCAAGATATATACACTGAGTTATACAGAATTGAAGGAATTAAACGCCTTGATACAATTTCATATGAACTTTATAAAAAAACAGATTATTGGTGGTTGATTGCTAGAATTAATAACATTAAAGATATTATATTTGATATGCCATTAGATGAGGAAATTTTACATTTAATTGCTAAAGATAGAACTAAGATTGTATTTGGTTCTGAAGTTATATTATCAGAAAACTTAGATGCAATGGATTACTATATTGAACAAGTTCAAGAATTAATTATAGAAAATGACGAAAAAAGAACCATTAAAGTAATTAAGCCTGCTTATATTGGGGCTGTTTTGACAGCTATTATTAAGAGTCTGTAAATGTCTATTAATCCAAGTATAAATGAAATAACTAAACCTGTCAATATAAATTCATTTGTTTTAAGAAATAAATCTAAAGAGATACCTCTTGATGATATTTTTATTTCTATAGATATATATGAAGATATCTTCCAGCCTTTTATAACAGGTAAATTAATTATTAAAGATACCCATGATCTTATTAATACATTACCAATTATAGGTGGAGAAGAGATTGAAATATTCTTTTATACTAATAATGATACTGAAACAAAAAATAAAATAAGAACATATATAGTTTATAAGATAGATGGTGATCCTAAATCTGATTCTGAAATA